TAAAAAATCTTTATCAAAAATTGGAAACCTAATCCAACAAGCCTTTTTTGCTCACTCATAATTTTGACCATCATTAACTGACAAGGGCAAAACAATGGCAGTTTCAGCCAACCAATTTTTAAAAAGAAACCACGATTCAATCCGTGCAATGGGTGACAAAGTTATTTCCAGCAATGGTTCGTTGGAAATAGTCGGCCATGAGGGATTGTGGAAACTGACCAAGCAGTTCCCATGGCCAGTTTCCACGGTCGCAGGTGAAATCGACATCCCTACCCCAATGGGTGCCAATATGTGGCAGCCGCAACAAACCAAAATCGCTCACCAAGGGCAAGTTTCTTTCCAGGAGGTTGTCGTCGGGGCGGTTGACAACATGCTGATTGATTTAATCCACAGTGGCGGCACGAAAGGGCGTTTCAATGCCAAAGTTTATGAAGGCACGACCGAAACGTTCATTCGTTATAAGCCCATTTATGACTGTTTCATGGTGATTGATAACCCGGATCGTGATTTTGAGAACCGCAGCCAGGTGATGGTCATTAGCGGCAATCTATTTTTCCATTACTATGGCGAGATTGTCCAAGGCAATTCGACGGATTACCGTCCGGCTTAATGACGCTTTCAGACTTGTTGTGGCGGTTCACAACCGACGACCGTCCAGACACGCTGATGCTGGACGGTCCCGCTACAATGGGGCAACTTGTCGCTGCCACCACGTTTTATGCGGGCTACGCAAAAATAAAAAGCTTGCCTGGCATTGATTCGCCGATAAACGATGATACGGATTTGACGACATCGGAATGGGCATTGGTGCGCCCGCTGTTCCTGCTCTATATAGAGAGGGAAACAGCATTGCAGTTTGAGGCGTCTCGTTCTCAAAACATAGAGCAATTCGGAAGAACATCATCTGAGGTCGAGTCTGAAATATCCCTTTATCAGGAAGGCTTGCCAAAAAAGGCGTTTTCCATGAGGATAATAAACCTGTGATCATTTACGCCGAAAAAGGGCATCAGATACGCGGCGATTTAATTGCTAAGGCCGTGCTTCGGTCAAGCCTCGTTCCGGTTCCAATGACATTGGAGATTGACGTTAGGGCGGACGCGGATATGGTCAATCGGCTGAAAGAAGGGAAAGTGCTTGAGGCGAATGGCAATCGTTACCACATTATTAAGACCATGCGTGTCGAAAACCGCGTGGCGCAAGGCGGGAGAAATTTTGGCGGTGTCAAAGCGATAGGGTTGCTAGAAAACTGCCATGCCATTGCATTTGTTCGCAGCACGGCATTGATACGCTCAAAAACCACTCTGGCGGCCATCTATAAAGCCGCAGGCGCAACTTTTAAGCAGTTTGATGGTGATGTGCCTATATCGCGTTTTTCTTGTTTTAAAGGCGATTACCCAAGCGTTCAGATTGCCAACGTTATGCAGGAAGAAGGTGGGGTTATTGTCTACAGAAACGGCAAGATTGGTTTTATGAGATTGCCGGATTTGTTCCGACAAAGTGCCGTCATTTCATTACCTGACAACGCCGCCGATAACGTTGATAGCGAGTTTTTGGAACGTCACGGCGCACCTACTTTTTATTCTGAAGATGCAGACGGTGAGATTGTCCAAGGCAACACAAAAAAGGCACGGACAGCAGTTTATGCGCCGTTCAAAACAGCTCAACAGTTGCAGAATATGAGCCGCTATTTGGTACATCGCAAGCGCATGAAAATGACACTGAACACAAGATTGAAAGCGGGCGACATCATTGATATAACCGGCGGCAAACCTTTGGTTGCCATCACTGTGGCCCATGTTTTTGAAGGTGGACATGATGGTGTTGGCAATCAATACTCGAAACTCTGGCTAGGTGTGATGGGCGTATGAGGCAGTCGGTTTATCCTGGTTTATATCCAGGCATAATAAAATCATACGACGCGCCTTCACGGCAAGCTCGTGTTAGAGTCGCTGGTATAACCGATGGTGGTGGTGAGTACCCTGTTGCGGAAATCAAATACCCGATAGGCGATAAATCAAAAAATACCGAGATTGAAATTTTGCCGGGTGACGCGGTTTGGGTCCAGTTTATAGGAGGCGATCCGCGTTATCCGATCATCGACGGTTATCGCAACCCAAGTAGCAGCAATAGCGTTGGGACGCGCCATTGGCATCATGCCAATATCAATTTTTCAGCTGAAGATATATTAGAATTGTCAGCCGGGACAATCAAATTGATAGGCAACGTGCAGGTCAGCGGCGGTGAACTCACGCACGAAGGCAAGAACGTGGGCGCGACACACACCCACTCAGGCGTTGATACTGGGCCTGGAAACACCAGAGAACCTAATTAAAGTGGCTCAATTATGACCAAACCAATAATATTCGAATTTGGTGACATTGGCACAAAGCCTTTAGTCGCCACAAATTTAACCCAAGCGTTCGCCAAGCACCACACAGAAGTTGTGCAGATAACTGCCACATCTCAAATCAGGCGCATATCAGGCTATAAATACAAGGAAATCAACCTGACATTTGCTGATTCGCAAACCGTAGTGCTGCGCGTCAAAGAAACTGGTGATATTTTCCAGGTTATGGTTAATAAAAAAATCATCCCAATCAAACACCAAGACGACCAAAAGCTGGCCATTATTGAGATCGTCAATGTTCTGGATGCAGGCCGGGCAAAATGGCAAAAGAAGCTGCTCGCAGCAAAAACACCAAAAATCCCCAAGAGCATATTAACGCCAGCCCCTAAGATGATCGAAGCTCTTACCACTAAGCGTGATGCGTTGAAAGAGGCTATTACGGCAGTTAGGGAAGAGATTGGCGTTATGCTCAAAACACCGACCTAAGAATAAGGACACGCCATGACCAAAATCGCGCCCGTCTACTGGGACAACCAAACCGTCATGCCATTGGGCATGGATTTAAACCAACTGCTGTATGCAATCCGCCAAGGCGACAACGGTCTTATCCTTGATTCGTGCAGTTTTTCAGACATTTATGAGGATTCCGACGGAGTGCTTGGTCTCGATGCAATGGTCACGCCTTTCGCTAATATCGAGCGAAAAATGGCGACCATGCGGCGGGTATTGGACGCTCAAGTCGGCGCACTAAAAGTAAGCGACATGGGCATTAGCAATCCGTTCACACAAGCCGGAACGGTCAACGTGGTGGTGCGTTTTTTGTTATCCGACGGACAGACCATAAGCGCCTATTTTCATAACCCAGACACCACGCCTAAAAAAGTCTTGCCCACTGATGAAATGATCAGCTGGAAGTGGCTCATCAATAAAAAAGATGTAACCATTGTGGTTGCCCCGGAAAAGGGCGTGGATTTGAACGTCCGGCAAGTAGCCGCAAGGCTTATGAAATTAGCTGAAAATAACAGCCCGGCATTCCTTAGAGCAAACACCAAAATTGCCGAGAATGCTGCTAAAAAAGCCGCTTTGCAAGATGAAATCACTGCGCTGGAAGGAGAGCTTCAAATTGCGAAAAATGAACTTGACGGGTTGTTAGCTAAAAAAGCATTAGGCGATGCACCAATGCCTACTGCTAAGCTCAGGGACGGCACGGATGTTTATGCCGACGAAAGCGGCCCTATGCAATTCGCAACTGAGGCGTTGGCCAAGGCTAAGGCTGAGCAGTTGGGCGGTGATGTTTATAAAATGCCGCGCGGACGGGGTTTTTATATTAAACCAGTGGAAACCCATGTAGATAATCCAATTAACGAGGAGTCTGCAAAAATTGCCTTTTCTAACTATGAGGACGCATTAGAAAAAGTCCAAAAAGAATCTGCGACAAGAGCAACCGGAAAAGACTTAACCGTAGCTAAAAAGGAATATGAAAAAGCCAAACATGAGCTGAACAAACAGGGGCAATGGATGCTGGACAAGGCAAAAAGCGTTTTATTGCAAATTAAAGAATCTGTTAATTTGCCTGCTGGGTATGAAATCTACCTAAATCCTGATAATAATTCCTTTAATATCAGAAATATTGAAGTTGGTCTCAGTAATGAAAATCAATTTGGAGTTGATCTTAAGGTGCTTGTAGTGAAGCCTGAAACTTATGTCAGGTTTATAAAAGGTAGTCAAATCGCTTTTAAAGGCGTGAATATTGGCATTTTCGATGGTAAGCACGCGGCTTCTGCAAAAACTTACGATGAGCTTGCGTCCATTATCATTGCCTCGCTGAACGATGAAATCGATAGATTTAAAGCATCATTAGAAATGGACGCGCCAAAAACGCTTGCTCTTGACAAAGAATTTGCCGAATTGGAAAAACTAATCGGACAAACAGGATTCGGTGACGCCATCGACGCGCTCATCGAAAAAATAGACCAAGCTGGGACGATGACAGAGCATGAGCCGAGGTTATTGGAACTTGACCGTCTGAACGCCAATGCGATTGCTAATAAGCCGCAAGGACTCAACAGTAATTTGCCCAATGAAGCTAGTTCACCTGACTCCGCTAAAGAGGAGTGGGAATTATTAGGTAGAGTTGAAAAGTATGGGAACACCGGCAAATTTATTGCCGTTGAACATAAAGGAAATAAAAAGATAGCCGCAACAGGAATGCTTGAGGGCGACCATAACCCGACTCTTTATGATAAAGAAGAGGATGCAATCAATGCTATAAAAGAGCGTGTTAAGCTCAATAAGCATTATGCAGACCCTAAAATAGCAGCAGAAATAAAAGCTGCAAATGAAAAAATGATCAGTCAAATGACCGATAAAGCAATTGGCATTGCTGGCTCATTAACCAATCTGCCATCTGGGTTTTCCGCAAAAAATGACGGTAGCAAAATAGTCATAACCGGGAAGTTTGATAAAGATGTTCATTCCAGATTAAAAAGGATGGGCGCGTCCTTGTTAGGTGCTGGCTATTCAAAAAAATCAGGTGAATTTTATGGGGACGTTGATTTTGAAAACGCATCGTGGTCGATTAGTGTTAACGACGCGGAAAATCTAAATGAAGTTCTTGGCAGGGCAAAACAAGCAATAGCTAAGAAGGCTATCGAAAGCCAAATCAAGCAATCCGAAAAGGAAAAGTTTAAGGCAGAAAAGAACACACCGATTTTTGGCGTAACTTTCCAAATGAAAGATGAATTTAAAAAAGAGTTTAATGCACGTTGGGATAATAACGTAAGAAAATGGCATGTAGATAAAGATCAAGAGATAGCAGCGAAAGAATGGGTTGCTAAGAAAACGCCAAAGCCTGAGCCAAAGCCTGAGCCAAAAAAGACCGTAACTGGAACTGGCAGACGATCTATGTCTGATTATGATGAATGGGTGGCTCAAGAGGAATATGGTGAAACTCGCGGTGAAACGTTTGCCGAATATAAAGCCAGAAAGTACAGGGAACCAATAATTGAACCTAACAGAGGTCTACCAGAGGATTATTAAATGAATGATTTAAAAATAGCTCTGCTTGCAGAGAAGATTGCTGAAATTATTTTAAACGAGCCTTTTGAGATCGCGGTTGCGGCATTGGCAGAATCTGCAAAAGGAATTGCTGAATCCGATGATGATTTAACATTTATTAGCGAAAAAATAAATGAGGTATTAAGTGATCATTAATGGCATTTAAAAAATAAATGATAATTGGGTTATAAAAATGATAACAATCGACCAGTTCAAAGAATCAGGCAATTCACCAGTCAAAACATTGCTGGATTCAGCAAGAATTGGCATTAGGGAAAGTCGCTTATTGTCCAATCGCATTAGCGCGAATTTGGCGAAACTGAACGCTGGGGGTGTTTCGATTATCGAGTCAAGGGCGTTGAGCAAGGCTATTTTGGCAGATTTGGCAGTTTTGAACGGCGGGGTTGTCGCCCCGGAAATAAATCCTGTTAAGGATAATGACCTGGAAGAAATAATCCCAGAAGGCAAGGAAAATGAAGTAAAAACAGCCAAAGGAACCAAGATTGTCACGGGGTTTGCCTTGGTAGAGGCCGCTAGGCTCATCATCAGCCATGACGAACAAGGCAACGCCAACCCTGAATATCCTCCGGAACTGCAACCTCGTGACCGCTCACGCGACACCTCGCAGGCGCAAATTCATCGCATTGCCCGTAATCTCGACCCTGACATGCTAGGTCGCACCCGCGTGGCCTATCAAGGCGCTCCGATTGTAGGCAAAGATCGTGTTGTTGAATCAGGAAACGGGCGTGCAATGGCAATTATGCTGGCCTATAAACTAGGAAAAGCTGATGAATACCGCGAATGGTTGATGGACATTGCCGATATGTATGGTCTCAGTGAAGCTAAGATAAAATCTATGAAACGCCCCGTGCTGGTACGGGTGCGTAAATCGGACATTGATAGGGTGCAGTTTGCAATGGAGTCCAACCAGTCCGACATGCTGGCTATGACAGCCACCGAAAAGGCCAAGAGCGACGCTAACCGCTTGGACGATGCTTTAGTTTCAAGGCTATCCATTGATGGTGACTTGACGGCGGCAAGCAATCGAGACTTTATCATGGGCTTTTTAAAGGCTCTTGGTGACGACGAAAGCGCGGGGCTTTTGACTACAGAAGGCAAGCCAACTAAACAGCTTTACGACCGCGCACAGGCCGCTATTTTCGCCAAAGCCTATAACGATGACCGCTTGCTTGAGTTGATGGCTGACGATGCCAAGCCAGACATTGCAAACATCATCAAGTCATTGAACCAGGCCGCTAAAACGTTCATTAATGCGCGGGCAATTAGCGGCAAAGTGACTGATAACACCACGCAACAAATAAGCGAAGCGATAGAAGTATCACTCGACCAGCAAGCCATTGACGCGATTATCCAAGCTACGGGAATGCTCAAAAAGGCTAAAGATAGCGGGATTCCGATTGAGGAGCTGGTCAAGCAGGAAGATTTATTTGGTGAAATCGATCCCGTAGTAGCGCAAATGGCATTGTTCATCAAGGACAATAACCGTAGCTCGGCAAGAATGGGCGTGGCATTTGAAGCAATGGCTGGTTTTGTCCTGAAAGAACTGCAAAACCGCCAAAACAATAGTTTGTTTGTTGATGACCCTGAAATCGGTTTGTTGGACGTGCTGAAATCCGCCAATGATGAACTGCAACGGCTTTACGGCAATGATGCCAAGGTTATCGGCGGCGTTAATGGAGGGTTTATTGACATTTTCACCGAAACGAGAGGGCAGAAGGCGGACAGGGAGGCGTTTTTAGCATTACAGCCGCACATTGACATGCTAAACGCAGTTATCAAAGGGGATTATGACCACGAAAGTCCACAAGAATTGCTGAACCGGATAGAAACCGCAGCCAACGCCATAGATACGGATAGATATGATGGTTTGATTGGGCAGGCAATGGAAAAATGGCTCTTTGTGTTTGAAAATTTGGTTACGGCATGAGTTCGCTTGCTGAGTTAAAGGTTAAATTTGTTGCAGCAATCGGTTATGGGAAATTAGCCATAGCACATGAAATGCTTGCTTTGGCCGTTGCGCCATCAGTGGGAAATTTGCAACAAAGACAACTCCAAGCTGTGATAGACCGATATAAAAATACTTCTCAATGGTTGAAATCTCCGAACGGAAAGCCGACAAATCTTAACTGGTGGCAATGGGCTGTTGTACGGACACCATCGTTCAAGGAGTGGTTTGGAGATTGGGAGGTTGCAGACCAACAGCCTGCTCCATTGGTCGAGTTGACGGGCGATGAAATACCCGAGCAAACCAAGCAGGAATCCAGCAAATTGGATAACAAGAAATACCTATCATCTGAGGCCATTGATGAAAACGGTGAGCCTATGGTGTTTTATCACGGCACAAATGCTGATTTTGACACGTTTGACCCCAGTGCAATCCGCAAGGAAGGTCGCAGGACATCTGCCTCAATAGGTATTTCATTGGCGTTTTCAAAAGAATTTGCAGACGATTATGGTAGGAAGGAAGACGGGGGCAATGTCATGCCGCTGTTCGCGTCAGTAAAAAAAATGTGGAGGCCTGACAATGCAGGGATAGCTAATATCAGAGCCGCATATGAAATGAAATACCATGAACCAATGCCACATTTTATGGATGATTATGTCAAGGAAGGATGGTGGTCGGTAATTGAGGAATTTATCCCACAATTAGTAAAAAACTTTGGTTATGACGGATTTCTAATAAAAGAGCGTGGAGAAAGTAATCTTTTTGTCCTTGACGCAAATCAAATCAAATCAGCCATCGGAAACAGCGG